ATACATTGAGTGTGAGCAGGAAGTACGCACTGCCGATGCGCGACTTGATCCAGATCGGACCAGTCGTTATAATCGCATCGGTACTTTGCTTTGGGCTGACCTTCTATGCCGCGTTAGCGATAACGCATCAGCATCGGAAGGCCACACCAGCCATCTCGGCTGGTTCATCCCCAAGCACGGACCGGGAAATACTGCCGACCGCCTCCGGGGAAACCGGAAGTGGCGACAGCGTGAATGGACCGAACGTCTGGAACAAGTGTTCCCTTCTGGGGAGCATCTTGTTACCAGCTTCCGCCATCACGACTACCTCCACGATGTGCGCTTCCTCGAACCTGGCGCTGAGCGACCCGTCAGGGTCATCGCAGTGCCTAAGACGCAACGAACTCCCCGAATCATCGCAGAAGAGCCTACTTGCATGCAATACATGCAACAAGCACTCCTGGGTGCATTCAGGAAAGCCATTGAGAAAGATGACACTCTCAATGGCTTTGTCGGATGGTCAGAGCAGATGCCTAATCAGCGTCTTGCTCTGGAGGGCTCTAGGAATGGAACCCTCGCTACCATCGACCTCTCAGAGGCCTCCGACCGAGTCTCAAATCAGCATGTACGAAATCTGCTTCGAAACCACAGACATCTCAACGATGCAGTGGATTCAACCAGATCTCGGAAGGCTGATGTGCCTGGCCATGGCGTAATACGCCTGGCCAAGTTCGCGTCTATGGGTTCAGCCTTGACGTTCCCGTTGGAAGCAATGGTCTTCGCGACCATTATCTTCGTGGCGATGGAACGTAAGGCTCAGCGCCCATTCCGTCGGAAGGACATAGAGTCCTTTCGCGGACAGGTGCGAGTCTACGGAGACGATATCATTGTCCCTGTAGACTGTGTCGAGCTGGTGATAGAGGAACTCGAAGCTTTTGGGCTTCGAGTAAACTCTAGCAAGTCTTTCTGGACTGGCAAGTTCAGAGAGTCTTGCGGAAAGGAGTACTACGACGGCGAAGATGTTTCCATCGTTCGCATGCGTCAGTTACTCCCCTCCCACCGGCTGGACGTTCAGGAGATTGTGTCTACCGTCTCTCT